TGTTAAATGTTCTTTTATACATTCATCGTGAAATAGATGTTTACAAGGGAGTTCACATACAACTTGCGTTTCATTTAATTTTTCCATACATATTACACATTGGGTATCTAAATTAGTATCTAATGTATATTTATTTAATTCTTCTAATGTATTACTATCAGTCGCAATAACCACATCATTGAAATCTATAGGTTCTGTTATTTCTAATAAACTATTTATTACATTTACAATCTGATTATGTGCATAATTAAGTGTATATATATTATTAATTATTTCTATTTGTGGTTGTATAATATTATTTCTATTATTATCTAAAATATCTATAATATTATCATATGTAATATTATCAATATTATAATATTCATAAAATTTAAATAATATATAACTTATGTGATTTAATGGAATATATTGAGTTATTAAATATATTTTAAGTATTTTAATAATTTCATCTTCAGTATAATTATTTTCTATTAAATCACTTCTACGTTGTATCATAAAATTAAATAAATTACTATATTCATCTAGTAAAATATATTCTCCTATAGCATTATTATTATAAATCTCGGGATGATTATCTGCTTCTGTAGAATTAGTGAAATAATCTTCATTAATGTTATTATTAATATTATCTGGTATCCATTCAGGCGTTCTCATAATAATATTATTATCATCTGACGTATCATCTGATTGTGAATCTTGTTCATCTGATGAATTAATATCATTAGTATTATTATTGTATGTATATAAAAGATTAATATCCATTTTATTATATAATTTAATTAAGTTTATAAATAATTTTTTATCAATATTTATAAATATTATATTTTTTTCATAATATATTAGTAATAGTTAAACTATAAAGAAGAAAGGATATATAATAAATAATGGATATATCTTTAATTAAATCAAATTTAAATATAAAATATTATGAAAGTTTATTATATAATTTATCACAATCTGATTTAAATTATATATGGTTAAATAATCATTATGAATCATTAGTTAATATAAATAAAACAGACACTGAGAAAATGATAGATACACATACAGAAAAAAAAACAGATATTTCTCATATAGATTCTGATAAATATTTATATACTAAATCATGGTCTAAATTAAATATAATTCATAAAAAACTTAAAATAAAAGAATTTGTTAATAATTTACAAATTAATTGTGATACAGAACGAAAGCAATTATTAGATAAATTAAATGATTTAATTAGATTAAAAATATTAACAAAAAAAGATGCAGTTAATTATGATGAAATAAATGGAAAAATTATTTCATTATCTAATTTACAATATAATAATAACAAGTATCATTATGTATAATTATCATTATGTATAATAATAACAAGTATTATTATGTATAATAATAACAAGTATTATTATGTATAATAATAACAAGTATTATTATGTATAATTATATAAAACAGAATAAATTGAAATTATATTGTTTTAAAATTATATTTAAATTATAGTATAAAATGTCTTTTGGTGCTATTTCATTAATATTAAATAAATGTATTGATATATTAAATAATACAAATCAATTAAAATCGATTGATCTATTACAATTAACAAAATTAAAAAAAACAATTTATGATAATATTAAAAAAGAGATTCCTGAAATAACACCTGAAATAATAGATGAAGTATTTAATAGATTATTTAGTAAAAAATATAGATATAATAAATCAATTTCTTTTGATAATGGTATTAATTGTTTTCGTGAATTTGAAAATATATATCCTGATATTAAAATCCCATCTAAATATAAATCATTACTTGCCCATTTTAATAAATTGAAAGATTTACCACAACCAGCACAAAGATCAATTGAATGGTATAATTATAGATATAATAGGATAACCGCTTCAGATATGGCTGCTGCAATTGATATGAATCCATATGAACCAGTTGAATCTTTTATTTTGAAGAAATGTGATCCCAATTTTCCATTTCAAGATAATGCTACAGTATTTCATGGTAAAAAATATGAGCCAACTGCAACAATGATTTATGAACATATATATAATACCAGAGTATATGAGTTTGGCGCATTGCCTTCTGATACTTATACTTTCTTAGGTGCATCACCTGATGGTATTTGTTCACAATATACATTAGATAATACATTTTCAACTAGATTAGGTCGTATGTTAGAAATTAAATGTCCTGTCACAAGAGATATTTATATTAAGGGAAAAATATGTGGTGAGATTTGTCCTTTTTATTATTATTGTCAAGTGCAACAACAATTAATTTGTTGTGAATTAGATGCATGTGATTTTTGGCAATGTAAAATAACTGAATATAAAACAAAACAAGAGTATCTTGCGGATTCATGTGAGTCTTGTAAAAATTATGAAAATGATACAGGAACACTTGTTGATATAGATAATAAATTAAAAAAAGGAATTATATTAGAATTTTATCCAAAACAATTTACACCAGAATTTGATGGTGATAATCCTGAATGGAAATCAAAATATATTATTCCTAAAAGATTAGATATGAATGAAACACAGTATGAAGCATGGGTTATAGAATCATTAGATACTTTTAAAGATTTATATCCTGAAATTAATAAAGATTATTATTTTTATCGTATTATTTATTGGAAATTAGATGTATCGCATAATGTAACTATTAAACGGGATGATGTATTTTTTAATAGAATATTACCTATTTTAAAAGAATCATGGGATAAAATAGTATATTATAGAAAAAATCAAGATAAATTATCTGAATTACAAAATATTGCTAATAAAAGAAAAAAATATATTAAAATGATGCCATTATATACAATTCATAATGATATTATTATTAAAAATAAACATAAAATATTATTAGAAGATTTTGATCATACACAATTAATTCAACCTATTAAAAAAGAAAATACTTTTTATAAAAAGAAAATGGAAACTATAAAAGATAAAGAATCCGATGATGAAATAGGAAATAATTGTGATTTTATAGATGATGATACACAACCACCTATTAACACAAACAATTTAATAAATAAAAAACCAACAAGTTTAACTAATAAAACTATAAAACATACAACCTTTACTACAACTAAAAAAGTTAAAAAATTAATTATTACAACTGATATTAGTAATAGTAATGATAGTAATGATAGTAGTAATAATTGTGATTTTATAGATTAAAATTAATTTAATAAATATATTTATATTTATTAAATAATAAATGAATTTATAATAATTTACTTTTTCGACCTCTTCTTGGAACCCTTGGACCTCTTCTTGGAAGATTTCTTGGAGGCTTTCTTGGAGCGCTTCTTGGCACCACCAGACATAGAACCTTTCTTGGAGCCCTTAGACTTTTTCTTGGAGGCTTTCTTGGAGCGCTTCTTGGAGGCTTTCTTAGAGCGCTTCTTGGCACCACCAGTCATGGAGCTCTTCTTGGACCCTTTCTTGGAACCCTTGGACTTCTTCTTGGAGGCTTTCTTGGAGCGCTTCTTGGCACCACCAGACATGGAGCTCTTCTTGGAACCCTTTTTGGATCCTTTCTTGGAACCCTTGGACTTCTTCTTGGAGGCTTTCTTAGAGCGCTTCTTGGCACCACCAGACATGGAGCTCTTCTTGGACCCTTTCTTGGAACCCTTCTTGGAACCCTTAGACTTCTTCTTGGAGGCTTTCTTGGAGCGCTTCTTGGCACCACCAGACATGGAACCTTTCTTGGAGCCCTTGGACTTTTTCTTAGAGCCCGATTTTTTAGAGGATTTCTTTGAGCGTTTCTTGGCACCACCATGTGCCGGTACGGCAGGAGCAGGTGTTTCCTGATCACCACCACCTTTTATTACGCGCTTGCGTCTTTTAGCACCACCAGTCATTTTTAATTCCTCGTCATCATTACCATTGTGTGATTTCTCAAAATCAGACATTTATATATATAATAATCTATATATTATTTTTTAAAATTAAATATTTTTTATTTGAATTTTGATTTCCTGAAGTATTTAAAAATTCCATTTTGGTAGCTGCTCTTGTTTTCTCAGATGGTGTATGTCTAAATTTCATTTTTTTACCCTGTTTTTTCTTTTCTGCACCAGCTAATAAAGAAGCTCTAATAGGATCAACGGGAATACCATGACATTTATATGTAAAATCCATAAACGGTGATTCATCAACAATTGTAATTTTTTTATTATCTAAATAAGTATTTCTTAAATTAAAAAATTTACCAATTAAAATATTAAATAAATTAGTATTTTTTTTATTACGATTAATAAATGCATAATAATAACTAAAATATAAATACATCATAACTAAATTATATGTTCCAAAATATATTTTCTTTTTTTCTGAATAATTATGAACAGTACATCTAGCATTATTACCATATAGTATTAAAATTAAATTATTATTATGATAGAATTCAATTCGTCTATCTAAAAAGGTAAAAAAAGGGACAAATTCTTTTACAGTAATTTTTTTACCATATTTTTTTACTAATAAATTATGTATTGTTACACCATCTTTTTCAATATCAGTTGTAATTAATTCATAATAAGGAATATTATTTAATACAAAATTATCACCTACTTTTTTAGCATAATAATTATATGCATATAATCCAACCATTATTAATTTACTTTCACATACAACATTTTTTCTTATAAATGTAAGAATATTTTCATAATCTCCATGTTGTGTTTTTGTTCTATTGCCCGTAATCTCTTGAAAATTAATTACTTGTTTTTTATTACTTTGATCAATAGGATAATATTTTAATAATAATTGGGTTCTTTTTATTGATTTATTTATTCTCCAATAAGATGTCATTGGATCTGTTAATACTCTATATGTATCAACTATCATAAAATGAGGATGAGCACATTTTATCCCATTTACTACAATAATAGGCATATTATTATATACATGTGCTGGCATATAAGAAATATCACAATAATTTAAGAAATTTACAAAAATTTTAAATGTTTCCGGATGAATTCCTTCCTTTCCTTCAATAAATTTATATTTTTTCTTATATAATGCATCAGTTAAATTTATCACATCTTCTATTGGTGTAGGTGAATAAAATTCAATATCGGCAATATCAGGCCAGTTAAAATAAGCACCATTCATTTCTGTATAAAAAGCATCACTTTTGTTTTTTTGCATTACTAACAAATTTTGTGCAAATCCACCATAAACAACTCTCTTATTTGTTTTTATATAATCAATAATAAAACTATATACTTCACCCATTTCTTTTAATGTTGGTTCATATAATGTTTTATATTCTTTTGCTGCACCATCTATAATTTTATCAATATTTTGATCTATTTTTTCAATATCATTATAACGATACATTTATATATAATATTTTAGAAATTATATATTAAATATTCAAATATATTTCATCATCTATTTTATTATTTTTAACCGGTGTTTTATTATTTATAAATGAATTTTCATAACTATTTGTTATGAAATGATCATCATATATATTACTTTCTTTATTATTTTTCATTTCATAATAATAATTACTCCAATCTAATTTATCTTCTAAAAATAATTTACTCATTATTTTATATTTATTAACAAATAATTCTGGAATTACAAATTGATCATTTATTTCTTTTGATGTTTTAAATTGATTAAATAATTTTAAATCAACATCAAATACCTGTTTAGCTTCTGTTATATTTTTCTGTTGTAATTTTAATAAATTCATTTTATGAATTAAATCATGTTTTTCTTTTTCAATATCAGCAATTCGTTTTTCATTTTGTAATTTCATTTCTGGTGTTATAGATATCATTTCAATTGGTGTTTTAGTTTGATAATCTTCATCAGAACTATGTGATCCACATACACTATTATCACTTGAATGTAAATATTTATTCTTATTATTTTTATTATTAGGTGATACATTTATACCTATATTTGTTGATGGTGATTCTGGTGTTGTTTGTGGTGATAATACATGTAAAGAAATATCACAATCAGATGATGTGCTATTAAATATAATAATCTTAGAATTTACTTTATAACAACTATTCATTTTATAACAATGAATATATGCATCTTTAGTCATTAAATTATTTTGATAACATGATAATATAAATAATTCTGCATTATTATAATCACTATATGAACCAATTATTCTTTCATTATATTCTATAAGATACGAATTCATTTTATTATAATAATTATAAAAATTTCCTTTAAATAATTATTATAACTTTTCTAATTTACCAATTACAATTTGACTATCATCTTTTCTAGTTGATGTAAATGTAGTATAATCATTACTAAAAATGATATTATGTTCTCTACCACCAAATCTAGCTATAATATTATATTTTTCTATAACTTCATAATGTCCTTCACCAAATGCATTCATTTTATAATTATCTAAAAATGTTATATATGAATTCTCCCATGTATATGTTCTATTCACAAGTTCATCAATATTTGCACTAATAAATAATGATTTATAATTATTTTGCACAATATTCCATAATAATTTAGAAAATTCTGTATTATGATTTGAACTTCCTAGTGTAAATATATCTTTTGAAATATGCCAATGATCTTTTGTTTTAATGATAGATTCTTTTGAGATAACCCGTAATGTTAAAGCTATTCTAATATTATTTTCATCATTTTTTATTATACCTTTTCCATGTGTTAAATAATTAGAAAATAAATAAACATATCCTTTTTTATTTAATAAATTATATATTAAATTATTATCTATTTGTGTTTCATCTAAATTAACTAATGGTGCAAAACTATGATTTTTATTAATTGTATTATATTTATTTTGATAATCAAATAAATGAGAGCCTATTATTGCTGATAAACTATTATTTTCATTATTATCTGTTAATCCAATTTGTAATGTAAAATGTGGATAAGAACTATCTAACTCAATATAAGGATCTATATGCCAATTAGCAGTATATGTAAAATCATTATTATTTTGTCTAACAAAAAATTCTGTATTATAACAAACACATTCATATCCAATATATTCTGTAATTATATCATTTAATGTGTCATTTAAACATAGTTCTTTAATATCATTATTATATTCATGATGTTGTTTCATTTGTGAATAATCATGAAAATTTTTATTTAATAACCATTCAACTATTGAATCTATTTTATTACTATTTTGTAAAGGAAATGGTCCAACAACACCATTCATTAAAAATGATGTCATATTATTTTCTATAGAAATAACTGGGTGTTCTACAAGAAAACACGGTATTAAATCTATTACATGTGGTATTTTATCCTCAATTATTTTAAAAATAGTATCTATTTGTATTTTACTTAAAATATGATCAGGTGATATAGAACCCTGAATACATTCTACATTTAATCCCTTACAATTACTTAATAAAACATATAAAATAGTTTGTTTTGATTCATTTGTAATATCACATATATATTCTAATAATTTTTTGAATATTTTATTTTGATGAATTGGATTATTATTTAATTCACTTAAAAAACAAGCTACACTATAAATTTGTATTTTATGTTCTGGATGTTTTAAATACCACATATAATCTTCATAATTAATCATATGAATATTTGAATAAGGCACATATGATAATTTAATATAATTTAAAAATATTTGACTTTCTTCAATAATAGATATTCCTTTTTTAATATTTGATATACAATTAACTTGTTCTATACGACTTGTTTTCCAATTAGAAACACCTATTTTTTTACATAAATTATTTTCTAATAAATAATTACAAATATCATAGATTTGTTCAACACAAACACTTTCATCATCTCTATGAAACATAAAAACATCAGCATATGTAATCTTTAATCTTTGAAAAGATTCATTTAAATCATGTAATATATCTTCTAATGTTACTCTGTGTATTATTTGATTATTATAAGAATGATGACCACCTTTACAAATAATATATATATCATTTCTATTAATATTTCTTGATAAAATCCAATCTCCAAAAATATTTTCAGATCTTCCATAACAATTTGCAGTATCAAAACATTTTATTTGTTTATTAAAATATACATCATCTAATACCTTAAAGGGATCACCCGAATTTGTAATTCTTAAAAGTCCATATATCATATTATTATTATATATAATTTATATATAATAATAAACGAATGAGAATATATTATTAGTCTTTCATGATATGAATGCAATAACTTACACAACCATCCATTGCTTTTGCTATAATACACTGATTATATTCTATACAAAATTCATTAACTGCTTGTTTTACACCAAAATTATAAATGTTAATTGCTTTATTCATATTCATTTCATAATCATGACCCATAATATATCCTCCATTTTTTATTTTATTATATCCATTAATTAGATCATTTTTAACACCATAGTATGAATGATCACCATCAATATATATTATATCATATGTATTATTTTCTTGATTTTGTAAAAATGTATCAGAACGTGATTTATATAATTTTATATTTGACATATTTTTATATTTTTCTAGTAATTCTAAATAACTTTCACCAACATTACAATAAATAACATTATTCCCATCTACATCACCACTAAATGTGTCCCCTTCAAATAAATCTACACCATCAATAGTATCAATATTACATTCATTAACTAAATAATTCAAAAATTCACCTTTGAATACACCTATTTCAAGTAGTTTTGGATTAGATATTTTATTACAATAATATTTCAACATTTCATTTCTTGTATCAAATATATTAAATAATAATGAAGTATCATATGTTTCAGTATGTATTGTTTGAATTATATCTGTATATGATGGATAATTATTTTTACACATTTCAATAATAATATTATTAAAATAATTATTACGAGTATTTATTTCTGCTGTAGATACATGACGGAGATATTGTCCTGCTTTTTCCATTAATCCTACTTCTGATGTATCAATAACAAGTTTACAATTTGTATTATATAAATTATTTGCAATTAAAATCCATAAAATATCTTGATCCCAATGTTTCCCAGGATGCCAATCATAACTATTCATCTGTTGTGCCATTTTTAATGTATTTTGCCATTCTTCTGATTCATATGTGGGCATCTTATATGTATACCATTTTTTTAAAAACTTACTATTTTCAACTGTATTTTTACAAATAAAAAATCCAGAACAAGGTAATGTAGGATGCCATGGTGATGCTGATTGAAATATTATAGAACTATTATTATATTGATATAATTTATCTTCAATTGAAATATCAAAGTTTTTAAATATACAGTCACTATCTATATAAACAATATATTCATATGAATAATTTTGATAATTTAAAATAGATAATAATCTTGACCATGCGCTATGTCGTAATTCATTTGTATTAATATCTATGCATGAATATAAATCATTTGTATTAACTTTATAATAAGGATTTATAAATTTAAAATCATAACCATATTTATCACAGTAATTTTTATTAATATAAGCAGTATTTGACCAATAATTATTTATATCATATTCATTACTTAATTGTCTATTATCAACCATTAAAACAAGAATCTTATTTTTTAATAATGTAATAGTATTAGATTTTATCCAATAATGTTCAGTATAATCTGTTTGAATTAATGGTGTAATTATATTATTTTTCACTCTAAATTCATCAACTGCTCTTTTCGCACCAACCCAATGACCATAATCATCAATTATTATTAGTCCACCAACTATTACTTTGTTATATAATTTTTCTAAACAAATCTTTGTAGAATTATACCAGTCACCATCCAATCTCAGAATTGCAATTTCACCAATATTATCTATATTTTCTTGAATTTCTAATGTATCTTGAAAAAATCCTTTTACTAATGTAATATTATCCATATTTAATTTTAATTTATTAAATGTATTATATACATTATCAATACCACCTGATAAATTATCACCAACTTTTCCAAAACCAGTGAATGGATTAGATTTATTATAATCACCAATATCTTCATTTGTAACGTCGGGCATTCCCTCAAAACTATCAAAACCAAAAATTTTATTATTTCCACCAGATATAAATTTCATCATAGCTAAACACCCACCTTTTGCAACACCACATTCTACAAAAGAATAATTTGTATTATTAAATTTTTTACATTGATTATATAGATTTTCTAATCTTTCATAACCTACCATTGAAAATCTATTTGATAATATTTGTTCTATTAATAAATGTTTTTTAATATTATTTAAAAATGTAGTCATATTATCTATTTTATGTTGATAAATACCTGGACCACCAGGAAAATGATGTATTACTTTATCACTATGAATATTATGATCATTATTTACAACGAGTGATTTTAAAATTTTATTATTATATAACTGATATTTGAAAGCATTATATACTATATATGGTTGATCACAACATACAAAATCATGTGGTCTTTCAATAGTATCTTCAATTATTTTATTAAATAAATCTTTTATTTTTTCACAATTATTAAATAATAATATACCACTTGTAAATGCTGTTTTATCCTCATAATTATTTAATTCATCACCAAATAATGATCTACCGTGATGATCATGAAATCCAGTATCTAGATTGCCTTCTTCTAAAACATATAAAGTATCTTCTTTACAAACATCAAATACCTTATTAATATCATTTTTTACTATAACATCAGTATCTAAATATAATATCTTATTATAATTTGTTATAGATGGTAGATTAAATAATTGTAATCTTGCCTTACATGCTTTATCAATAGTATCTAATGTATCATTTATTTCAAACTTTATTTTATTTTCATTAAACAAAGGACTTGTTTTTATTCTATCCATAAATGGTGTAGAAGTATAAACTAATATATTTGTATTATCATCTAAATTTCCATACGTTAATATACTTTCTAATAATAAATAAAACATATCAACATATTTATCTTGATTAAATACACAACAAAAAATACAATTCATATTTAGATAAATAAAAATAAATCTTTATGTAATATATGCAAAAAAGGAAATTTAATAATTATGTTGAAGCATTACGTGAACACTATTGTGAAGAATATATGGGAAAAATATATTATTATTATTTATATCAAATATTTCCAGATAAATATGTGTTATATTTATTATCACAAGTTGAAAAATTAATGTATAAATTATTATATCCTATTATACAAAAAAATAATATAATAAATATAAATTATTATGAATTATATAAATTAGCCATAATTGAAGGTAAATTACATAGTATTTTAACTTGGGAAAATTATTCTGAATATGTTAAAAATAATTTTTATATATATGTTGAAGAATTTGAAGATTTATATAATATGGCACCTTTAGAAGATAAACCAATTATAAAAAAATTAATTGATCATGAAAAAATTATTATCAATTATTTTTCTTATTTATATAAAACTGATGATTATACAGAAATTAAATTATTTTTACAAGAAAATAAAATAATTATAAATTAATGTTTAATAATTTCTATATTATAATATATAAATATTATGGATCCTCATATTTTAATAGCAGTAGTGGGAGCACTAGTATATATGGGCTTATCTACAGCTATGCCATGTATGTTAAATAATCAGCAACAGCCTTTCTTAAAAGAAGTTAAAAGTGTTTTCATTACAAACCGTCAAACAATTGTTATTAGTAGTTTAATTGTTGCTATTACTATATATTTAGCATTAAAAATAACACCTTCTATTGTTGACTCATTAGATAGATTATCTGACGACGATGATGTAGGTTTCCGTAATTTAGCCAGATTAAATACTGGTCGCAATTCTGGAGAACTACCAGCAGAACTAATGCAGATTTTTAATGTTCGCTAAATCTTTATAAATTAATTCAATCTTTATTATACAAAATTGAATTAATTTATCTTATTATAAAAATTGAATTAATATAATATATATATAATTATTTTATTATAAAATGGAATTCAATAATATTGAACAACAAATAATTCAATTATGGGAAGAGACACAATTAAAAGATAAAATTAAAAATAAAAATTATAATAAAAGTTGGGAATTCTTAGATGGTCCACCATTTATTAATGGATCACCGCATCATGGTCATTTACTTGTTTCTAGTATTAAAGATACTATGGCTCGTTATATGAATCAAAAAGGTTATTCTATTAAATATCAAATTGGTTTTGATTGTCATGGATTACCATTAGAACAAGAAGCAGAAAAACAAGTTGGGAAAGTTAATCCATCAGATTCTATTGAAAAATTAACAATATTTAATGATGAATGTAGAAAAATTATTTCATCCTGTTCAACTATATGGTATGAAGTTTTAGAAAGATTAGGTAGGCAATTTGATAAATCACAAACTTATTATACTTCTGATTTTAAATATATGGAATCATTGTGGTGGGCTTATAAAAAACTATGGGATGACAAACTAATTTATAGATCTAAAAAAGTTATGCCCTATTCTCCATTATGTGAAACACCATTATCAAATTTTGAGGCTAGCTCAAATTATCAAGATAGAACAGATATTGCAGTATATGTTATATTTAAATTAGTTGATAAGTTAGATATAGAGTATTTATTAATTTGGACAACTACACCATGGTCTTTATTTGCTAATCAAGGTATATGTGTTAATGGTGAATTAGATTATAACTTAGTTCAAGATACAAATAATAAAAAATATTGGATTTGTTCTGATATACCATTAGAAACTATCTTTACTGATAAAACAACTATTTTAAATACTATTAAAGGTATTGAATTAGTTGGAAGAACATATGAACCAATTTTTAAATTAAATAATTATTCTAATTATAAAATATATGCAGATAATTATGTAACTAATAAAGCCGGAACTGGATTAGTGCATTTAGCACCATTATTTGGTAATGATGATATGAGAGTTATGAAATTAAATGGTTATACTGATGAACAATTACCAGAATACTTAATTGATACACAATGTAAATTTAAAATAGATGATTATTCAATTGGTATTATTAATAAATTTGTAATTGATACATCTACTGATATTGTTATTTATCTAAAAACTAATGGATATGCTATTAAATCAGAAAAAATAAAACATTCTTATCCTCATTGTTGGCGAACAGATCAACCATTAATCTATTTATCAACTGATGCATGGTTTTTAAATGTTCAGAAAATTATTCCTGAACTTGTAGAAAATAATAAAAAGATTAAATGGTATCCAGAATATGTTGGCACTGAACGTTTTGCAAATTGGATTAAAGATTCGCCTGACTGGTGTTTAAGCAGAAACAGAGTATGGGGGACACCTATTCCTATTTGGGAAAATGAACACGGTGATATAATCTGTATTGGTTCCGTTAAAGAATTAGAAGAATATACTGGTAGAACATTTAATGATTTACATTTAGATAAAATAGGTAATATTGAATTTACTACAGAAAAAGGAACTTTTAAAAGAACCTTTGGTGTTCTTGATTGTTGGTTTGAATCTGGTATGGCTGGATTATCTCGTTATGGTTATCCTGAATGTAATAATCAATCATATCCTGTAGATTTTATTACTGAATCAATTGATCAAACAAGAGGATGGTTTTATACTCTTAATGTTTTATCAACAGCATTAAATCATACACCAGCATTTAAAAGTGTTATTGTAAGTGGTTTAATTCTTGCTGAAGATGGAAAGAAAATGTCAAAAAGATTAGGTAATTATACATCACCCGATAGATTAATAAGTACATATGGTGTTGATGTATTACGTTTATATTTAATTGGATCACCTGCAGCTAAAGCCGAGTCATTCTGTTTCAAGGATAGTGATTTAGTTGATATTATGCGGAAATTATTACCTTATTATCATTCACATATGATGTTTGTAGAATGTATAACATATGCAAAAACAATGTTTGATTCAATTGATTGGTTGAAAACAATAATATCTGCAAATAAAATAGATTTATGGATTTATTCTAAATATATGGAATTTGCAAAAACAGTTTATAATCATATGGAAAAATTAGAAATTACTTTTATTCCAAAACTTATTTTTAAATTCATAGATTATTTATGTAATATATTTATCAAATTATCTCGTGATCGCATGAAAGGATTATTAACTGAGATGGATTGTAAAGAATCATTATCTACGTTATACACTATTTTGTCTAAATGTAATGTTTTATTAGCACCATTCATTCCACATTTAGCAGAATATTATAATCATATTATGCATTCAAGCATATCACAAGATAATTATGAATCAATTCACTTGCAACAAATAGATATTAATAACATATTATATTTTCAAATAAATGATGAATTATTAAATGGATTTTATTCTGTTAATGAATTATTAGAATCAGTTCGTAATTTAAGACAACAAACCAATAAACCAATATTTTATCCAATTGGTAAAATAGAATTATATACAGAGTCAAATATTATTATTCATTTTGAAGATATTATTTGTCGTGAACTAAATGCTAAACAATTAATTATAAAACCAATAGAATATTTACAAAAAAATTATAAAGCTAATAAAGGTCTATTAGGTAAACAATATAAAAAAGATGCACATTTATATGT